GCATCTTGCTTTATCAAACCAGCACGATCTATCAACTACGTAACTCTAAACTTCGTAGCGGTTCGATCCGGTGTTGAGTTTGAAGAAGTCGTCGGACAGGTATAAGGAGAATTATCATGTCATTAAGAGTAGACGATTTTAAAGCAAAACTAAAGGGTGGTGGTGCACGTGGCAATCTATTCCGTGTCATCATGAACTTCCCTCTATACGCAGGTGGTGATTCAGAACTAACATCATTCATGTGCAAAGCATCTCAATTGCCAGCATCAACAGTGGCTTCTGTCGACGTACCATTCCGTGGTCGTGTTCTAAAAATTGCGGGTGACCGTACATTCGAAGACTGGACAGTAACTGCAATTAACGATACTGGTTTCGAGGTACGTAATGCAATGGAACGTTGGATGAACGGCATCAATGCACACAGTGCGAATACTGGTCTTACTAACCCTGTTCTTTATCAAGCAGATATGGTCGTAGAGCAATTGGACAAAGATGGAAGCATATTGAAGAGATATGATTTCCGTGGTGCGTTCCCTACGTCTATTGGTGCAATCGAACTATCTTACGACGGCAATGATGCTATCGAAGAATTCGAAATGACTTTTGCTATCCAATACTGGGAGTCAAATACAACTAGTTAATAGTGGTATAAGTAATTGACGGGGGAGATTACTCTCCCCCATACTTTATTATTAGAGGAATGTATGGCAGACAACAACAACATTTTTCAAGCATTCGGATTCGAACTCAAAAGAGTTGGAAGTGGGAATGAAGAGGATAAGAAGACACCATCGATCGTACCTAAGATCGATGAAGATGGTGCTGGGTATGTTACCGCCTCTGGATCGTACTTTGGGCAATACGTTGACCTAGAAGGTACTGCGGCAAAAGACAATGTCGATCTAATTAAAAAATACCGAACCTTGGCAGAGCATCCAGAGTGTGATGCGGCAATTGAGGATATAATCAACGAGGCAATCGTCTCTTCTGAAATGGAGAGCACGGTAACTCTGAACACAGAGAAAGTTGAAGCATCCGATAAAATCAAGAAGACACTCTCAGAAGAATTTAATAGTGTCGTTTCTATGCTCAATTTCGAAGAGCATGGTCACGACATGTTTAAGTCTTGGTATGTCGACGGTCGACTTTATCACCATCTTGTGGTAAACGAATCCAACCTGAAGTCAGGTATTCAGGAAGTTAGACCAATTGACGCAACTAAGATCCGTAAAGTAAAGGAAGTCAAGTATAGGAAAGACCCCAAGACAGGTGCTAAACTTGTTGATAAGGTAAATGAGTTCTACCTGTACCAAGAAAAACAAGGTAATGCAGCTGGTGTTAAACTGAGTGCAGACTCAGTATCCTACGTTACTTCTGGAATACTCGACGCATCGAAGAAGAGGGTACTATCCTATCTACAGAAGGCAATGAAACCTGTCAACCAATTGCGTATGATGGAAGATTCATTGGTCATCTATCGTATGTCTCGTGCACCTGAACGTCGTATTTTTTACATCGACGTAGGTAACTTACCAAAAGGTAAAGCAGAACAGCACATTAAAGACATCATGTCTCGATACCGTAACAAAATTGTTTACGACGCATCGTCCGGAGAGATCAAGGATGATCGCAAGCATATGTCTATGCTTGAGGACTTCTGGTTACCACGTCGTGAGGGTGGTCGAGGAACAGAGATCAGCACACTGCCAGGCGGTGAGAATCTTGGTCAGATCGACGACATCCTTTATTTTCAAAAGAAGTTATATCGTTCATTGAACGTACCTCTTAACCGTTTGGAGCAAGAAGCACAATTCTCATTGGGTCGTACGCAAGAGATCAACCGTGACGAAGTAAAGTTCCAGAAGTTTATTGATCGGTTACGTAAGAAGTTCTCCCATCTATTCTTAGGCATCTTGAAAAAACAGTGCCTACTGAAAGGTATATGTACTGAACAAGATTGGGAAACGTGGAAGAATGAACTGCAAGTAGATTACTCACGTGACAATCACTTTGTAGAAATGAAAGATGCAGAGATATTACGTGAACGTTTAGCATCGATGGACCAAATTTCTAGTTATGTGGGAGAGTATTTTTCACGAAAGTGGGTGATGAAAAACGTATTGATGTTCAATGATAAAGACATTGAAGAGATGGTGAAGGAACTTAACACCGAGACAGAAGCGTCTGGTGGTGAAACTGAAGATGAATAAAGGATAAATTTATGAGTGAAGTAGAAAACGTAGACCTAGAAAACGATTTTGAAATAGAGACTGAAGTAAATCCAGTAATGGACCTAATCAGTGCTCTACAGGGTCAAGACTACAATGTAGCAAATGATGTGTTTAACAATGTTCTTAGTGACAAGGTCGCACAATCATTAGATGCGTATAAGGTCGATATCGCAGATCAGATTTTTAACGGTGTTGAAGTTGATGAAGTAGATGAAGAACCTACTGCAGAATTAGACGACGATGTCGAATTCGACGATGAGGTTGAACTTTCGGACGACGAATTCGATGAAAATGACAGTTAAAAACTTTTTGTGTATAAATACCCTATAAAGAGGTCTAGGTGTGAAATCTTTTAAAGAAATTAGAGAGTCAAAGGATAAAGTCGTTTTCAAAAAGAAAATGTCTGGATATCCTGTTGTCATTACAAAAACTGCAAAGGGTTTCCACCTATCAATCGACGGAGATTCTGTCGATACGTTTAAGTCACAGAAAGAAGCAGAATCGACTGCAAAGCAAGTCTTAAAAGACTTAGGAAAATAAAATGAAACTGATCAGTGAATACGTAGAAAACGACATTGAATGCATCGTTGAAGCCAAAGAGAATGGCGAGAAGAACTATGTCATTGAAGGTGTATTCGCTCAGGCAGACAAAAAGAATCGTAACGGACGTATCTACCCAAAACCAATTATGGAAAGGGCAGTAAATACGTATGTTGAAAATCAAGTTAGCAAGAAAAGGGCAGTGGGTGAACTGAATCATCCAGAAGGACCGACTGTTAACTTGGATAAAGTTTCTCACCTCATCACAGACCTAAAACTAGAAGGTAATGATGTGGTTGGAAAGGCACAGATATTGGACACCCCAATGGGTCAGATTGTGAAAGGTCTCTTAGAGGGTGGTGTTCAACTAGGTGTGTCAACTCGTGGAATGGGAAGTCTTGAGAAAAGAAATGGCGTCATGTACGTCAAAGAAGATTTTATTCTTAATACGGTAGATATCGTACAAGATCCTTCAGCACCAGAAGCATTTGTTAATGGGATTATGGAAGGTGTCGATTGGGTCTGGAATAATGGAATACTTCAACCTCAAGTCATTGAAGATATAGAGACTGAAATTAAGCAAGCACCTATCGCACATCAACCTGAAGTGCAGATTCGTGAATTCAAGAATTTCCTCTCGTTAATCAAATCTAAACTATAAGGAGTCACTATGACTGATTTAAATCAAGTAGAAAGTGAAATCCGCGATCTAGATGTTGAAACAAACGAAATCGTGGAGGAAACTCTCGAAGAAGCACAAGCTCCTGCAGCAAAAGGAAAGCCAGACGTAAATGCAACTGACGAACCAGAATCAATTGCATCTGTCGATAAGGCATCAAAAAGCACGTCAAAGACAGCACCACCAAAGCCTAAGACTAAGGCCGCAATGGTTAATGCTATGTACCTGAAAGCATCTAAGATGAAGAAGGAAGAATTAGCAGCGGCATACGGTAAAATGTTTGACCTAGAAGAATCTTTTGAATTAGAAGATGGTGAAGAACTAGACACGTCTGCAGAACTATCTGCAATCGTTGAAGGTGAAGCAACATTATCAGAAGAATTTAAGCAGAAGACTTCGGTTATTTTCGAAGCTGCTGTAAAGTCTAAGGTATCGGCAGAAGTGTCACGTCTTGAAGAGCAATACACTGAAGAGCTTGCTGAAGAAGTCGAAACGATTAAAACTGACCTAGTCGGTAAAGTCGATTCTTACCTAAACTATGTTGTTGAATCTTGGATGGAAGAAAATCGTCTAGCAATCGAAAACGGTCTACGTACCGAGATTGCAGAGAATTTCATGACAGGTATGAAGAATCTATTCGTAGAGTCTTACATCGAAGTCCCAGAAACCAAGGTAGACCTAGTTGATGATCTTGCAACACAAGTAGATGAGTTAGAAGAACGTCTAAACTCAACTACAGGTGATGCGATCTCCCTTGCTGAAGAACTAGAAACCTATAAGCGCAATGCTATCATTGCCGAGGCATCTCGTGATCTAGCAGACACCCAAGCAGAGAAATTAAGTTCACTACTTGAGAATGTTGATTTTGAAGACGAAGACACTTTCGTAACTAAAGTTAACACTGTCAAAGAGTCTTACTTCTCTAAAGAAATCCCAGAGCAAATTGAAGAATCGGTTTCTGAAGAAGCTGATGACGAAGTAGAAGTATCTTCCATTATGGAGAACTACATCACTGCTCTACGTAAATCCTCTAAGTAATAAGGAATTAAAGCAATGAACAATAACCAATCATTCGATCAGTTGATCGAAAAGTGGTCTCCAGTACTTAATGAAGAGTCTGCGGGATCAATTACAGATCACCACCGTAAAGCAGTTACTGCGGCAGTCCTAGAAAACCAAGAACGTGCGATCCAAGAAGAACGTGGTGCACAGGCAGGTTTCCTAACAGAAGCACCAACTAACTCAACTGGTGGAAACGTATCAAACTGGGATCCAATCCTAATTTCACTAGTACGTCGTGCAATGCCAAACCTAATGGCATATGACCTATGTGGTGTCCAGCCAATGTCTGGTCCAACTGGTCTAATCTTTGCAATGCGTTCTAAGTACGGTAATCAAGGTGACGAAGCACTGGGTCTAAACGAACCAGATTCAGCATTCTCAGGTCAGGCATCTTCATCACAAGATGGTCATTCAGATGGTCTTTCTGCATTCGATGCGCAATCTCCTTCTGATCCTGTAACTCGAGTAGTAGACACTATGGGTCGTCCGATGAGCACATCAGCTGCTGAAGGTTTGGACGCAACTGTTGCTACACCTCAACCATTCAACCAGATGTCATTCTCGATCGAAAAGACTTCGGTTGAAGCAAAGTCACGTGCACTACGTGCTGAGTACTCACTAGAACTAGCACAAGACCTAAAAGCAATCCACGGTCTTGACGCAGAGACAGAACTGGCAAACATTCTGTCTACAGAGATTCTAGCAGAGATCAACCGTGAAATCGTTCGTACTATTAACTCACAGGCAATCCTAGGTGCACAGCAGGATTCAGTTGCTCTTAAGGGTGCATTTGACCTAACAGCTGACGCAGATGGTCGTTGGTCGGCAGAGAAGTTCAAGGGTCTAGCAGTACAGATCGAACGTGAAGCAAACAGAATTGCGAAAGAAACACGTCGTGGTAAGGGTAACATCGTAATCTGTTCTTCAGACGTTGCGACTGCTCTAGCTGCTTCTGGTCAACTTGACTACACTGCAGGTGCTGGCATGAACATCGACGACACTGGTAACACATTTGCTGGTACTCTAAACGGTCGTCTACGTGTATTCATCGATCCATACGCAGAGAAGGACTTCATCACTGTTGGTTATAAGGGTACTAACCCATATGACGCAGGTATGTTCTACTGCCCATACGTACCACTACAGATGGTCAAAGCAGTGGGTGAGAATGACTTCCAACCACGTATCGGGTTCAAGACTCGTTACGGCATGGCAGTTAACCCATTCGTATTCGGTGATAACTCATCTGGTCTACACAACATGGCAGCGACTGCTGGTAAGAACTCTTACTACCGCATCTTCCGTGTTGACAACCTAATGGTAACAAACTAATAAAAAGAACTAGTTTACTAGTCATTTTAGGGGAGTCTTCGGACTCCCTTTTTTTATGCTTATGATTTGTATAAATAAGGTGAAAGGAGTATATTATGAGTTTAACAGAGAACAAGAACTTTTTACAGCCGACGGGTTTTCGAGTTATCGTCGAACGTGAAGAGTATGGGAACCTAGAGTTTTTTGCGCAAGCAGTAACTCATCCTGGGTCCACAGTGAATGCAGTCGAGGTTCCAGTGCCACGAGTGGCCGGTTTACCTATGCCAGGCGACACTATTAATTATGGTGAA